AAGTCTGAACAGACTGATTTTGCCGGTACTACTCCGAATGCGACACGATGGTTCCCGCGCTCGGCCATCCGAGGCATCACGCGCTCCATTTGGCTGGCTGCCTGTCCAAATGCCGGGGCATGGCGCTCGCCCGCGTGCTGACCAGAGATGGCCGGCATGGCCGATGTCACCTTCACCGCTGTCGATCTGTCGCGCCTGCCCTCGCCCGACATCGTCGAGACGCTCGACTTCGAGACGATCTACGCCGACGCGGTCGCCCACTTCAAAGCCGAGCTGGCGGCACGCGGCATCACTTACGAGGAACGCGATAGCGATCCCGTCGCCAAGCTGCTGCAGACCTTCGCCTACTTCGCCCAGCTCCTGCGCCAGCGCGTGAACGACGCAACGCGCGCCGTCATGCCAGCCTACGCAGTCGGCGCCGACCTCGACAACATCGCCGCGCTGTTCGGCATCACGCGTCTGGTCATCACCCCGGCGGACCCGGAGCTTGGCACGCCTGCCGTGATGGAGAGCGATACCGAATTCCGGCGCCGCATGGTACTAGCGCCCGAAGGCTACTCGGTCGCCGGCCCGATCGGCGCCTACGTCTTCCACGCCCTCACCTCGCACCCCGACGTGCTCGACGCCAGCGCCGAGAGCCCGACGCCGGGCCACGTCGTGGTGACGATCCTCTCGCGCAGCGGCAACGGCGCTGCGCCGCATTCTGTGGTCGACGCCGCAGCCACATACCTCAATGCCGACACGCGCCGCCCGCTGACCGACTACGTAACGGTGCAGCCGGCGCAGATCATCACCTATTCCGTCGACTACGACCTGCGCACCTTCACCGGCCCCGATGCCGGCGTGGTGCGCGCCGCATCGCTGGCAAGGGTCAACGCCTATGTCGAGGAGAGCCACCGCCTCGGCCGCGACGTCACCCGCTCGGCGCTGTTCGCCGCCGCGCACGTCGATGGCGTCCAGAACATCGTCCTCAACGCGCCGGCCGAGGACATCCCGGTAAGCCGCGCCCAGGCGCCTTACTGCATCGGCGTGACTGCGCGAACGCTGGGCACCGGCGAATGAGCTACCCCACCGTCCTGCCTCCCGCGTCCACGCCGCTCGAACGCGCGCTCGAGCAGGCCGCCGCCGGCGTCCTCGATATGCCCACGCCCGTGCGCGACGTGTGGTCGGCCTGGAATTGTCCTGAAAGCCACCTGCCATGGCTCGCCTGGGGCCTGGCGATCACGCACTGGCAGACAGGGTGGACGCTGCAGCGCAAGCGCGAGGCGGTCGCCGACGCGATCCCCTACCATCGTCGCAAGGGCACGCGCAGCTCGGTCGAAGAAATCCTGGGGCGGTATCATCCTGCCCTGCAACTCGTCGAATGGTGGCAAGCCACCCCATCCCGCCCGCCGCACACCTTCGAGGTACGCGCGCCCTACGCCATCGGCGCCGAGTTCCTGACCGTCGAGACCACGGACGCGATCGTCAGCGACATCGCCGCAGCCAAGCCGCTGCGCAGCCACTTCGATTTCGTGCTGGTCACCGAGGCGCTCGCCCAGGCGATGGTCCCTGCAGGCGCGCAGGTCGGCACGATGTGGCGCACGCGCCATGCCGCTATCCACGACACGAGCCGCGACTGGTCGGCAGTGCTGCAGACCGAAAACGGCGAGCCGATCTACCTGCCTGACGGCACCGACGTGCTGGAGACCAGCCTGTGACCGACATCGTCCTGCAACTCACCGATGCCGGCCTTGCCGCGCTGCAGTCTGCCGGCGGCAGCGCCAACACCGTAATCGCGGAGCTTGGCTTCACCGCCACACCGTTCGATCCCGCGCCCACGCTCACCGCCCTGCCCGGCGAGTTCAAGCGCGTGGGCACCGCCGCCGGTGTCGCGCCGGCGCCGAACGTCGCTCATCTCACCGCCTACGATACCTCCGCCGACATCTGGGAAGCATCTGGCCTCGGCCTCTATCTCGACGACGGCACCTTGTTCGCGGCGTACAGCGCGAGTGAGATCGTGCTGACCAAGGCCAGCTCCGCCTTCGCGCTGATCGCGGTCGACGTCGTCTTCAACGCCGACATCGCCGGCAGCATCACCTTCGGCAATCCGATCTTCGCCAATCCCCCCGCAACGACCGAGACCGCCGGGGCGGTCGAGCTGGCGACCGAGGCGGAGGCGCTGCTCGGCGAGGACGATGCCCGCGCGCTCACGCCGGCTACCGGCAAACAGGCCGTCACCACCTGGCTCTTCCGCGAAGACATCATGCTCGGCGCGACCGACGTGATGACGCCAAACCTAGGGTCGACCGGCGGCATGCGCATCCGCGGCAATGCCGTGTCGGGCAAGGCGTACCTGCAGTTCACGAGTGACGATCTTGCCTCGGAGTGGGGCTTCGCCGTCGTCACGGCGACCGGCAAGTTCGACTGGCACGGTGCAGGCGGACTCTGCGCGGGCGGCAGCACCGCTTGGGTCGGCAACGAATTCACCGGTCCGATCGGCGTCGGCGGCGATCTCACGGTACGCGGCGGTGCCGACATCCTTCTCGAATCGCAGTTCCCAGGCTATCCGGTCAGCCTGATCTACAACGATCGCGGCACCCTCGCCTTCAACTCCAACGGTTGGGAGCGAGGCCTCTTCGACGAAGGCGGGGCGCTTCACCTCAAGGGGGCGCGCCAGTTCGCTAACCAGTCGACGATTGCCGGCAATGGTAACCTCAGGGTCTGGGCCGGCCTGCCAGGCGGGGTCGCCTACACCGCGATCGACACGAACGACTACACGCCCCTCCAGATCCTGCGGCAGATCAACGGCTCGATCACGACGGTGGGTGCGATCACCAGCACCGACTTTGTCACCACCTACGGCACGTCTTGCGACTATCGCCTGAAGGAAGACCTGCGCGAGGTGACAGGTGCGCTGGACATCATCATGCGCGCCAAGGTCTGGGACTATCGCTGGATCGGCACCGATCGGCGCAGCACCAACTTCATCGCGCACGAACTGGCCGAGATCGTCCCGGACGCGGTGACGGGCCGGAAGGATGCAACCCGCGAACTCGAGATCCAGATCGATCCCGGCAGGCGACCGGTTCTCGGCGAGGATGGCACCGTCCTCGATGCCGGCGCCGATCCCGTCACCCGCGTCGAGACCGTCATGGATATCCAGACTGTCGATCCCGGCAAGATGGTGCCGTTCCTCACCGTGGCGCTTCAGGAGTTGGCGCGCATCGTGCTATCCCAGGGTGAGCAGCTCGCCGCCCTGCAAGCGGCTTCTCGCCGCAAGCGAGGGAGCGCCGCCTGATGGCCAAGGCAGACGCTCTCCCCGTGGCAGACGCCATTGCCGGCGCCGAGCTGCTGATCGTCGTGCAGGATGGCGAAGTGCGCAACGCCAGCGTGCTCGACATCCTGGCGGCTCCCGGCGCGGCCGAGGTCATCATGATCGGCGGTCGCAGCCTCGCCGAGATCATCTCTTCGATCGAGTACCCAGGCATGATGATTACGAGCCTGACCGTTGCACCCTCGCAGGCCGAGATCGGCGCGACCGTCACCGCAAACCTTGCCGTGGTCCTCACCCAAGACCCGACCGGCCAGACGGTGAACGGCACGCCTGTGCCCAATCCCGCGACGGCTCGCGCCTTCGCTGTCCCGAATGTGTCGGCGACGACGCAGTTCCAGTGGACGGTGACCGACGCCGCCGCGCCCGGCGGGCCGGCGACGGACAAAAGGGCGGTGACGATCACCTTCCTCCACAAGGGTCACGCCGGCTTCGTCGACAAGTCCGATGCGGCGACCCTGTCAGCGGCCGACGTGAACGGCATGGCCGCGAGCTGGTTTGCCAGCGGCGTTGCCCGCACGCTCAACCTGGTGGCGGGCGCGGACGGGTACCTCTGGTACTCGCAGCCCGCCAGCCTGCCCGATCCCTCGACCTTCAAGGCCAACGGCCTGCCGGTCGCCCCCGTGAAGACCACCCGGGATCACGCCAACGCCTTTGGCGTCGTTGCATCCTACAACCACTTCCGCCTCGGCGCCCGCCTCGCGGCCGGTGCCTCGGTCACTCTCGAGGTTCTCGCATGACGATCGGTGCCGTCGACAAGATCAAGCCTCTGGGCAACTTTCCCGTCATCGACGCCGCCGACGTGGAAACGGACGCTCTGCGCCGGTTTGTCACCGATGCTGAGCGCAATGCCCTCGCCGATTTGCAGGAGACGATCGAACCGCGAGGGGAGGATGATCGGCTTCGGCTGAAGGACGACAAGGGGTGCATCTTCCTGGAAGTCACTCCACAGGAACTGCGGCATGTCCTCATAGACCTGCTTGCCGCGCGCAGTGACGCGCTGGCGGACACGATGGCGCCCGCTTCTGCCTCTGATCGGTTCCGCCTCAAGGATCCTAACGACCTCATCTTTCTCGATGTCACGCCCAGCACAATCCGCCACGTCGACTTCGACGCGGTCAAGGCGATCGCGAACGCGCTCTCGGGCGTCCTCAAGCCACTCCAGCTCGATGGCCGCCTGCGGCTCATGGACAGCATGCGGCGTAACTTCTTCGAGGTGACACCGAGCCGGCTCAAGCACGTCGAGATCGATGCCCTGAAAGCCGCGGACAAGACTGCGGCCGATGCGATCGCCAGCACCAGGACGAAGGTCACGCGACTGCAGCGCTCCGGCGCGTCGAGCCCGGCCCAAGCGGCCTACATGCTGCGCGCGCAGCTCGCGCACCTGGTCCTCTACGGCCAGTCGCTCTCGGTCGGCGTCAACGGCCGCCCCGCCATTTCGACCGCCGCCAACTTGCCTTGGGCCAAGATGTTCGAAGGCGGCTTGCGCTCCCGTGATGCCCAGGCGACCAGCGGCGCGTACAACGCGAACTTCTACGCATCGCTGGTCGGGCTCAAGGAAGCCGATCAAGCCAACAACGACGGCTACGGCGAAACGGGCGCTTACGGCACCGCCGAGATGATCGCGCAGCTTCTGCTCGCGGAAGACGGCATCGATATCACCGCAACCGGGCAGCAGTTCCTGTTCTCGGCGCCTGGTGAGGGTTCGCAGCCGATCTCGGCGCTACAATCCGGCGGAACCTATTGGCCCCGTGTGCAGGCCGACGTGACCAACGGTCAGGCCCGCAGCTCGGCGCTCGTTGTGCCGTACCTGGTTCATGGCCTCACCTGGCGTCAGGGCGAGCGCGACACGGCACTCGGCACGGCACCCGCCGCCTACAAGGCGACGCTCAAGGATCAGGTTCTTGGTGCCCTGCGGACGTACGCAGCCAGCGTCACCGGCGTCGATCAACCGATCCCTTGCGTCGTCTACCAGATGGCCAGCCACCGTCGTTACAACGCCGACCCGTTCATCGCGATGGCCCTCGTCGAACTGGCCGAGAGCGAGGACAACTTCGCCCTCTCGGCGCCGCTGTACTTCATGCCGCACTCCGACACGGCGCATCTCACCCCGGCGAGCTACCGCCGCCTTGGCGCCTACGAGGGGATCGCCTGGAAGCGGTGGCTGTTCGACGGTGTAAAGCCGCGCTGGCTGCGCCCGCTTGCGCCGACATGGTTGAACGGCGCGGTGATCGTGCCCTTCGACGTGCCCGAGGGGCCGCTGGTGTTTGACACGACCAGCGTCATGGACCCGGGCAACTATGGCTTCTCGCTTGTCGACAACACGGGGGCGGCCGTGGCGATCACCAGTGTCACCCTGGTCGGCACCGATCGAGTGCTCATCAAACACTCAGGCGGCGTTCTGCCGAGCGGGGCCGAGCTTCGCTACGCCTGGGGAACAGGGCTGGGCGACGTGGCCGGCCCGACCAACGGTCCGCGCGGCAACCTGCGCGACAGCCAGGGCAACAGCATCACGTTCAAGGGTCTCCGGATGGACAACTGGAGCCCGATCTTCCGCAAGATCAAAGGATAACCCCCATGCCGGACATCATCTGCAAGGACGCCGACGCGTCGGTCTACAACATCGGCTACGATCAGCCCTGGCTACCCGCACTCGATGGCACGCTCTTCGGCTTCTACATGCTCGGCACGTCCGCGCCTCTGGACGTGCTGAAGGACTATTCCGGACACAATCGCGATCTGATTAGAACAGGCGCGCCGGTCGAGAGCGAAGCCTCGAGTGCGGTGGGCGCGTTCCCCGCCGGCTACATCGCACCGTTCACCGGCGACGACTTGTTCACGGCGAGCAGCGGCACGGGCTTCAGCATCTTTGCCGCCATCAGGACCACGGCCGATGCTCGAGCGACGGTAACGGGCTGCTCCGACGGCCTGGTGACGAAGCACGTCGGCTTCTTCTGCGACGAAGGGCAGGATGTCAGTCTTGCGGTCCGGAACGGCGGCGCCGGTTCTATCTTCACCGGCGTGGCGGAGACCCCCTATCGCGGCACGGGCTTCGTATTCGTCGGCGGACTGTGGGAGCCCGGCCGGATACGCGCTTTCCGCAAGGTGCCTGCGGGTGCTTTGACCGGTAATCAGCTCATCTCGACCGTTCCAGCTATCGTTGGCGGTACGCTTCAATTCGGGATCGGTCGGTTCGGAGCGGGAGCCACAAGCGACGGTAGCTATGCCGATGCCGTCGATATCGCGGCGATCGCCTACTACTCGAAGTCTCCGAGCGATGCCGAAGTTCTCAGCATCCACGCTGGCATGCAGGCCGCCGTGCACGACTGCGGCGGGCTGACCATTTGAGCGTCACTGTGACGGCGGGCTCTTCTCGCCGTCGCTTACCCCCTGTAGGAACGGGGAGTGTGCGTAGGATATTCAGCCGCTTCAACATTGAAGCTATCAGAACAACATACACGGTCGGTTCGACTGCTCGTTCTGCGAATGAAGTTCTCATCAGCAGCTGCCGGCTTCCCGACAAGGACAGCTAACGGACTCTGCTATCATGATTCGAAGATGCAACACCATTTGGGCCACGACTCTTTTGATCACCTGAGGTTACTCTTTCGCTGATCGGCGAATCGCCAAAGCCCGGCGCAGCAAATCGTCGAGACATCGTTGATCTCATTTATCCCAAGGATAGGCATGTCATCGCTTAAGCGCATTCCAGAAGCGAGTTTTTTCATCTTTCTGTCGGAGGCCGACAAAGACTATCTCCTAGCGAGGCATATCAATTTTCTCGGAAGCTCATTTGCTTCACGTGCTGGCTTTTTCGGCCAAGCGGCAGTTGAAAAGTTCATGAAGGCTCTGATGGTTCAGCGCGAGGGCTCCTACCTTGCGCATCACTCACTCGTGGGGCTTGCGAAAGAATGCCTGCCATTCAGCGAATATTTTGCGCTCGCTGAAACCCTAGAGGGCTTGGAAACCTTCGAGCATTTTGAACAAATTGGGCGATACGGCGCGGCGGCCAAGAAGGACAAGAACCGAGTAGACACACCCGAATTGCAAATCCGGGGGGCGTACGTTTGGGCGGATACCTACATTCATGTCCTCGACGCGTTAGTGGCGGAAATCAGAGGTATGATTGTAATAGAGCCTACTTATGTCGATGCGCTACGAAAGATTATAGATGGAGGGGAAGGTCTAAGTTTGGTCGACCTGTGGCGTGGTACTGAGCAGATTCGTGACGTACTTTTGCGAGATAACTACTCGTTCGGGCAGGTATGAAGCCGTTGCTGAGCACACCCTTGGTCGTTCCCAGCCATCCCCACTAAGATGCGGACTTGGGACACTGCCCCGTGATGGCATCTATAAGTCAGGGGTGAATTTGAGGAACTCAAAGGCCTGAGATTTGACGCATGCTCCGTCACGCTTCCTAGTTCGGGTTGAAAAGCCTGCCGGTGATTATAGAGCAAACCATCGCGTCGACTGCCCCAAGTCCCGCATTTGGATAGCTGCCCGTCCAAATGCGGGGCCGCGCATGCTGGCGCCTCTCGCGTCATGGTCGCCGCATGGCGAAGACCGACCCCGAACAGATCACCGGCGAAGTGCTCCAACTCGGCACGATCGCATCGGTCGACTATGGCGAGGGCACTTGCACCGTCGAGATCGGCGATCTGGTCACCGGCGACCTGCACTGGCTCGCCCCCCGCGCCGGCGGCGTCCGCATCTGGTCGCCGCCGAGCGTCGACGAACAGTGCTTGGTCGCATGTCCCGAAGGTGACCTCGCCAACGGCCTGGTCCTGCCCGGCATCTGGTCCGACGCCAACCCGCCGCCCTCGACCGACCCCGATGTCGTGCACCTCGAGTTCCCCGATGGCGCGATCATCGCCTACAACCATGGCACCCACGCGCTCACGCTGAGCCTGCCCGCCGGCGGCACCCTGGCGGTGGACGCGCCCGGCGGCACTGCCTGGAAGGGCGACATCGCCGTGACTGGAAAACTCACCGCGTCCGATGACGTGCTCGCCGGCGGCATCAGCCTCAAGGATCATAAGCATTCCGGCGTCCAGGACGGCGCTGCGCAGACCGGAAAGCCGGTCTGATGCCCGGCATGTCCCGCACCAGCGGCGCCGCGCTCGATGGCCTGGAGCACATCACGCAATCGGTGCGCGATATCCTCGGCACCATGATCGGCACGCGCGTCGGCCGGCGCGAGTATGGCTCGCTCCTGCCCGAGCTGATCGACCAGCCCATGACGCGCGCCAACATCCTGCGCGTCTACGCCGCCACCGCACTCGCGCTCTCCCGCTGGGAGAACCGCATTCGCCTGCGCCGCGTCGGCATCGCCGCCGGCGATCGGCCCGGGTCCGCCATGCTCTTGATCGATGCCGTTCGCACCGACGTCGCGCCGGTGAACGCCCGCACGCGCCTCGCCCTTCCTTTGCCTCTCTGACCTCAGGAGCCGCCCATGGCCTTCAAGCACGGAATCACCATCACCGAGATCACCGAGGGCGCGCGCACCCTGACGGCCGTCTCGACGGCCATCATCGGCCTGGTCGCCACCGCCGCCGATGCCGATGCCACCGCGTTCCCGCTCGATCGCCCCGCTCTGGTGACCGACGTGGAAGCGGCGATCGGCAAGGCCGGCGTCGAGGGCACCTTGGCCCGCTCGCTGCGCGCCATCGCCGACAAGACACGGCCGATCATCGTCGTGGTCCGCGTCGACGAAGGTGACGATGCGGCCGAGCTTGCCGCCAACGTCATCGGCACCACCGGCGCGGACGGCATGAAGACCGGCATGCAGGCCCTGCTCGCCGCCCAGGCGCAGCTCGGCGTCAAGCCGAAGATCCTCGGCACCCCCGGTCTCGAAACGCAGGCGGTCACCACCGCGCTCGCCGTCGTCGCGGCCAAGCTGCGCGCCTTCGCCTACGCTCGCGCGATCGGCGACACCGCCGCCACGGCACAGGCCTACCGCGCCAACTTCGCGCAGCGCGAGCTGATGCTGCTCATGCCCGACTTCGTCGCCTTCGACATCGCGACGAAGGCGAACGTCACCAGCTACGCCGCGGCGCACGCCATGGGACTTCGCGCCTTGATCGACACGCAAACCGGCCCGCACAAGACGCTGTCCAACATCCCGGTCGCCGGCGTCGTCGGTCTGACCAAGGACATCCACTGGGATCTCGAGGACCAGTCGAGCGAAGCCGCCGTGCTCAACGCGCATGAGATCACGGCGCTGGTCCGCACCGACAGCGGCTTCCGCTTCTGGGGCAACCGCACTTGCGCCGAGGCGGAGAGCGAGTTCGCCTTTGAAAGCACCGTGCGTGTGGGCCAGCTGATCGCCGACACCGTCGCGCAGGGCATGCTTTGGGCGATCGACAAGCCGCTGACGCCCGGCCTCGCCAAGGACATCATCGAGACCATCAACGGCCTGTTCCGCCAGCTCAAGGCCGGCGGCGTGATCCTGGGCGCCAACTGCTGGTTCGACGAAGCGAACAACAGCACCGCCAGCCTCAAGGCCGGCAAGCTGCGCATCGACTACGATTACACCGTGCCGCCGCCGCTCGAAGACCTCGGCTTCAACCAGCGCATCACGGACAGCTACTTCGCGGACTTCGCGAGCCAGCTAACCGAAACGGTCTGACGCAATCGAACGGCGCTGGCCGCGCACCCTTTCTCTCGATCCTAGGAGCCCGCCATGGGAATGCCCCGCACCCTCAAGGACATGATGCTGTTCAACGAAGGCTTCGCCTACCTCGGCGATGCCAAGAAGGTCACCCTGCCCACTCTCTCGCGCAAGATGGAGGGCTATCGCGGCGCCGGCATGAGCGGCGAGGTGCAGATAGACATGGGCATGGAGGGCATCGAGCTGTCGTTCACGACCGGAGGCCCAATGCGCGACGTGCTGCGCCAGTGGGGCGAGCCTCGGGTTGACGGCATCTATGTCCGCTTCGTTGGCAACTACCAGGCCGACGATACTGCCGCGATCGACCATATCGAAGTGATCGCCCGCGGGCGCCACAAAGAGATCGAAATGGGCGACCAGGAGACTGGCGAACCGTCCGAGTTCAAGTCGACCATGCCGCTGGCCTACTACAAGCTGGTCTGGAACGGTCGCACTGAGATCGAAATCGACTTCCTCAACATGGTTGAGATCGTCGACGGCGTCGATCGCCTCGCCGAACGGCGCGCACTTCTCGGCCGTTTCTGATCGCTCGCCCGGCCGCGCGCCGAGCCGCCACCTTTCTGACACCCGGAGACCATCACCATGAGCGATCCCGCCACGCGTACCGTCACCCTCGATGAACCCATTGTCCGCGGGGAAATGACGATCGAGAGCCTTGAGCTTCGGAAGCCCAAGGGCAAGGCGCTGAAGAACATCAACCTCGTCGACCTCGGGCAGCTGAAGTCCGATACCCTGCACACTATCCTGCCACGCATCACCACACCCACGATCACGTTCGCGGAGGCCGAAAATCTCGACCCGGCCGACCTGCTTGCCTGCGGGGCGGAGATCGGAAGTTTTTTGCTGCAGAAGTCGCAGCGCACGGCTGTCCTCGCTTCGTAGACGACGCAATGGCGGATATCGCGGTGGTATTCCACTGGCAGCCCGCGGCGATGGACGGGATGGACCTCTCCGAACTCATGGGCTGGCGCGCGCAGGCAGCGCGCCGCTCGCAGCCACCTGAGAAGCAGGGCAAACGCTGATGGCGGACAAGAACCTTCGCCTGCAGATTATCCTGCAGGGCCTCGACAAGCTGACCGCACCCTTGAAGTCGATCACGGGCGCGTCTTCCGCCGCGCGCAAGGATCTGGCGAAGACGGGCGAGGAGCTGAAGCACCTCAACGCGCTGCAGAAACAGGTTGGCAGCTACAAGGCGAAGGAGTCCCGCTACGCCGCCGACACTCGCGCCTACGAGCAGCAACAAGCACAGCTCGCCAAGCTGCGGGCCGATCTCGAGGCCACCGAAAAGCCGACCAAGAAGCTTCGCACTGAGTTCGAACGTGCGGAACGGCAGGCGGCCATGCTCGGTGCCAAGCTCGACGCTGAGGGCGCCGATCTCCAGCAGCTCTCTGCCAGGCTCTCCGCCGCCGGCATCGATGTCGCCGATCTCGCCCGCCATGAGGATCGCCTCACCGAGCGGGTAGGCCACGCCAACCAGGCACTGCGCCAGCAGACTGCACACCTTGAGAAGGTCAATCGCGCGAACGCCAACTCGCAGAAATTGTCCGACATCAGCGGCAAGGCAAGCAACGCCGGCCTCGGCATGATCGCCGCGGGAACCGCCGCCGGCGCGCCGATCGCGCTCGCCACCAAGCAGGCCATGACGCTCGAGTCCGCCATGGCCGACGTGCGCAAAGTGGTGAACTTCGACACGCCCGAAGCCTTCCAGAAGATGTCCGACGATATCCTGGACATCAGCACCCGCGTGCCCATGGCCGCCGAGGGTATCGCCCAGATCGTCGCTGCCGCCGGCCGCGCCAACGTGCCCCGGCAGGAGCTGCTCCGGTTCGCCGAGGACGCGGCCAAGATGGGCGTTGCGTTCGATACCACCGCCGAAGACGCCGGCGAGATGATGGCCAAGTGGCGCACGGCCTTCGGCCTCGGCCAGAACGACGTCGTGGCGCTTGCTGACCAGGTCAACGCGCTCACCAATGCCTATGGCGGCAACGTCGCCGGCGTCTCGGAGATGGTCACGCGTATCGGTCCGCTCGGCAAGGTGGGTGGTCTCGCCGCGTCCGAGATCGCGTCCATGGCGCAGGTGCTGTCCAGCGTCGGTGTGGAATCCGAGATCGGCGCCACTGGCATCAAGAACATGATGCTCGCTTTGACGAAGGGCGAAGCCGCGACGAAGAGCCAGAGCGAAGCGTTCGGGAAGCTTGGCCTCGATGCCGTGCAGATGTCGAAGGACATGCAGAAGGACGCCGGCGGCGCGATCCTCACCGTGATGGAGCGGCTCAAGGCCCTCCCCAAAGAGGCGCAGGCTGGCGTGCTGACCGATCTCTTCGGGTCCGAGAGCGTGGCCGCCATCGCGCCGATGCTGACCAGCCTCGATCAACTCAAGAAGAACTTCGCACTGGTCGGCGATAGCAGCCAATACGCCGGCTCGATGCAGAAGGAGTATCTGGCGGCTACGGCGACCACCGAAGGTGCCACCGGTCTCGCCACGAACGGATTGTCCGCCCTGAATATCACGATGGGGCAGTTCCTGCTGCCTACGGTTGTCGCGGTGTCCGGCTACGTGAGAGAGGCGGCCGGCGCGATGCGTGGGTGGGCGCACGAACACCCTATGCTTGCCAAAGGGATCATGATCTTCCTCGCGGCCGGGTCGGCGCTTCTGATTCTGCTCGGCGGCATGGCGCTTGCTTTCGCGGCGCTAACAGCGGCGGCAGCGCCGCTCGGCATCGCGCTCGGCCCTCTTCTGCTCATCGTCGCGGCCATCGCAGCCGTCGCTGCTGCGGTGTACCTGATCTATGACAACTGGGGCGCGATCACCGCCTGGTTCAGCTCCTTGTGGGAGCAGATCAAGGCCGCGGTCGGCGCAGCCTTCGAGTGGATCAAGCAGGCCTTCCTCAATTTCACGCCGCTAGGCTTGCTCATCCAGGCGTTCGCGCCGGCGCTCGGCTACTTGCGCGGGCTTAACTTCGGCGAAATCGGCCGCAACCTCATCCAGGGCTTCATCAACGGCATCGTCGGCATGCTCGGCAAGCTGAAGTCGACCGTGGTCGGCGTGGCGAGTTCGGTCTCTAACTGGTTTCGCGAGAAGCTTGGCATCCACTCGCCATCGCGCGTGTTCGCCGGCTTGGGCGGGTATGTGATGGCCGGTCTCGACCAAGGCCTTGCGGCGAACACATCGGGACCGATTTCGCGCATCACGGACCTGTCGGCGCAGATGACCCGAGCCTTGGCAGTCGGCGCCGGTGCCGGAGCCGGAGCCATGGCCTCCGCGCTACCTGCTGCGGCCGCTCCCGGCTCGCCTGCTCCAAGCGGCGGCCAGGCGAGAACGGCCAACGTCTACAACATCACCATCAATGCCGCCTCGGGCGCTGCCGCCAGCGACATCGCGGAGGAAGTGCGCAAGGCACTCGAGCAGATCGAGCGCGAGAAGCGTGGGCGTGGATTCGGCGATGGCGAGGACTGACCGATGCACCTGATAGCCCTCGGCATGTTCCTCTTTGAGATCGGCACGCTTCCGTTCGACGAGCTGCAGCGCAAGACCGACTGGCAGCATGCCCGCTCCGCGCGTGTCGGCGCCCGCGACGCGACGCAGTTTGTCGGCCCCGGCGACGAGACCGTCAGCCTCTCGGGCGCCGTCTATACCGAACTGACCGATGGCCGCGTCTCGATCGACGATCTGCGCGCCCTCGCCGATGCCGGCGAAGCGCTGCCGCTGGTCGATGGTTCGGGCACGGTCTACGGCAACTTCGTCATAACCGCGCTGGACGAACGCCACGCCTACCTCATGGCGGACGGCACGCCGCGCCGGATCGACTTTGGCCTGGATCTGCTGCGCGTCGACGACACCGCCGCCGCGAACGCGCCGCAGGCCTCCGCATGAGCGAGGCTATCAGCAACGTCCCCAACTGGCGCGTCACGCTCGACGGCCAGGACCTGACCGACCGCCTGCGCCCGCTCCTGATCTCCCTTTCGATCTCGGAGAAGCGCGGCGACGAAGCCGACCAGCTCGACATCGTCTTGGACGACAGCAAGGGCAACGTCGCCATTCCGCCCGAGGGCGCGGTGCTGCACGTCCAGCTGGGCTGGCTGCAGGGCCGCGATGTCACCGTCGGCCTGATCGACAAGGGCAGCTTCAAGGTCGACGACGTGTCGCACAGCGGCCCGCCCGATCAGATCACCATTCGCGCCCGCGCGACCGACTTCACCAGCGAGATCCGCAACCGCAAGTCGCACAGTTGGAAGAACACCACGCTGGGCGCCGTGCTGACCGAAGTCGCCGGCCGCAACGGCCTGACCGCGCGGATCGCGCCTGCGCTGGCGTCAGTCACGCTCACCTCGCTCGCGCAGAGCCGCGAAAGCGACATCGCCTTCATCCGCCGCCTCGGCCGTGAGCACGACGCCGTTGCCACGATCAAGGACAAGCACTTGGTCTTCGCACCCAAGGGCGCCAGCCGGACGAGCACGGGCCAGCCCCTGCCCACGCTGGAGATACACCGGCGCGATGGCGATGGCCACCGATGGGAGCGCCAGAAGCGCGACGGCCAGGAAGGCGTCACCGTCACCTGGCACGACAAGAAGGCGGCGAAACGTAAGACGGTGACAGTGGGCAAGACCGACGGTGCCAAGAAGCTACGCAAGGTGCATCCCGACGAAGCATCGGCGAAGCGTGCCGCCGCCGCCGAGCGCGAACGCCTGAAGCGCGCACCGGCCACGTTCGACATGAAGTTGGCGTTGGGCCGCGCCGATCTCATCCCCGAGGCGCGCGCCAAGGTCATCGGCTTCAAGGATGTGATCGACGGCACCACCTGGCTGGTGTCCGAGGTGTCGCACCGGCTCGACAAGGGTGTTGGCTTTACCACCGATCTGAAGATGGAAACCGCACCCTAATCGCAATGGGCGTTGCCCCCTCCCCCCCTCTATGATTCAAGGGTGGGAGCGCGTAACGGCGCGCCTTTGCGGGGATAAGCGATGGCCGAGAATTCACCAATCGAATGGACCGATGCGACTTGGAACCCTGTTGCGGGATGCAGTCTCGCGTCTGCTGGGTGCACCAACTGCTACGCCATGCGCATGGCTGCCAGGCTCGATGCTATGGGCGTCCCCAAGTACAAGGGGCTGACGCGCAAGAGTGGAGGCCGTGCGAAGTGGACAGGCACAGTCCGCTGCGATGAGAGTGCGCTAGCGGTGCCACACCGCTGGCGGCGGCCAAGGAAGGTCTTCGTCAACTCGATGTCGGACTTGTTCCACGCGGAAGTGCCGCTCGAGTTCATCCGAAAGGTATGGGACGTCATGGAGGCGACACCTCGGCACGACTACCAGCTGCTCACAAAGCGTCCGGATCGAATGCGGGAGGTACTCTCTACCGGAGGCTTCAAGGTGCTGCCGAACGCCTGGCTCGGCACGAGCGTCGAAGGTCCGGATGTGGTCGAGCGGATCGACGCTCTGCGCCAAACTCCAGCTGCCATTCGCTTCGTTTCGTTTGAACCGCTCATCGGCCGCATCGAACAAGTCGACCTCACTCATATCGCTTGGGCTATCGTGGGCGGCGAATCAGGTCCAGGCGCTCGCCCGATGGAAGAGACGTGGGTCTGGGATTTGAAACGTCTCTGCGATCGTGACGGCACTGCGTTCTTCTTCAAGCAGTGGGGTGGCGTGAACAAGAAAGCTACCGGTAGGTCTCTTGGTGGAGAGACGTACGACGCGATGCCGGCCTGTATTTCTTAACGACATGATCAACCCCACGCTTGATCAGATCGATCGCACCGCGATTGTTCGATAGGCAATACAGCTCAAAGTAGTCGTGGCCATTAATGATCAAAGGCAGCGGCGGCGAAACGTAGCAGAAGAGCTTGCCGAGACGCTTTCGCGCAAAAGCCGCGATGTCCTCTGGCGACGCATGTCGCCCTTTGCTCGAAGTGGCCGGACCGCCAAACAGGTCAGCTTGTGCCGGCTTAGCACTGTAGAACTCGTCTTCCCAGTCGTCTCCGCCGAAGATGCGCGCTAGTGCCCTCCGCTTGCCGTCATCGACGCCGGAGATGTCGTTTGCCAGTTGGTGGATGACTGCAGCGCGCGGAAACAGGTACCACACGTCTACGCGCTTGGTGTCAGCGAGCACCTGCAGCGTCTCCCAGTCTACACTCATGCCGTACGGATCGAGGAACACAACGCCGCGCTGCTTCCACGCGTCGCGTCCACCAGACCAAGGCGGTGACGCAAACAACGCGCGGAGCTCGCTGTTCGCCTCACCCCTGCGTACGACTATGTTTCGAGCGAATTCGGTCTTGAGCTGCTCGAGCTGGCGTGATCGCCCCAGCTGTTGCTCGGAAAACCAATAGTGCGCGAAGGGCGGATCGACCTTCAGCGCCTTGCGAGCGCTACCGTCGAGGATCAGTTGCACGTCCTCTAACGGCCGCCCCTCGAATATGCCGCCTTGCCGAAGTTCCGCGTGGCGATCGCCAGTACCCGCGAACGCATCGATGTACCATCGTTCGAAGTCGCTATTCTTCAGGGCATTTTGATAGAAGCGAAGATACTCACTCAGGGCGCTGAGCTTGATTTCCGTCCAGACGCCTCCAAAACGGTGAGCTACTCGCGGTCGCTGCGCCACTCGCCTCTCCTCTCAAGTGCCGTTACGGCTTCTCCATCATGGCCGCTTCGATCGCTTCTCGAAGTTCAAGAACATCCGGGCGGCTCCCACTGTTGGTCGCCTGCACTTCACCAGACGATGTGGCCAAGACGAGATGGTAAATAGGCTTTGGACGATTCTTGTAAAGCAAAGTCGCAATTCCGGCCACGACGGCAAATAGGATCAGCATACCGGCACTATCGCTCGGGTTACTTGTCAGAGAGCCTATTGCTGCCAGGCCAAAAATTCCGGCTAGGATAGCAAAACCTACCCATAAGCATCCGCTCTTCTTTTCTTCACGCACGTCAACGGAATTGATCTTATCGATTGCGTAGCTCTTCGATCCGAACCGCGCAAAGTGCCGGTCCACGCGAACGCTACCATTTTCATAAATCATGTCGGATCGCCCCCGTTCGACAATTCCGCACAGGTATGGGGTCGGTTAGGTATCTGTCCAGACGTATTTTTCGGGGTTAACCAATCAGCGCCAACGGTGAGCGAGCCCCCTGCTGATCAGGTATTCTCCGGCATCCCGGTCGTTCACCCGCAAGCGAGCCAGCGTGCGTCCGTAGTCGTCGGCTCCGCTGCGCGCGATCGTCACCGTGCCGGAGCGCAGATACCTTGCCAGTGCATCGCGGCTCGCCTCTCCAGCTGCGAAGTCGCACCAAGGTGGGTTGCGAGAGCCGGCTCGGCGGCGGCGCTGCTTGGGCGAGCAGCGCGGCGAGTTAGGCAGCTCGGGCGCGTCGATGCCCAGCAGCCGCACGCGCTCGCCATCGCAGAGTCGAACGGTGTCTCCATCGTGCACGTTTGCGATGCACACAGCGGCTGCGAGAATGATCGCGATCGGCATCAGTGCGCGTTAGCGGCGCATTTTTCTGGCCGCCAATCAAGTCAGTGCGAGACTGGCTATAATCCGGCGCCTAGCCGCCTTTTTCCACAGGCCATCCACAACGCCGTCCACCGCGCCGAGCCAGCGAAGGCAAAAAACCGTTTTCCTACAGCCGCCTCATTCATCCATTACGGAACATATGAGGAACGCGGAAGATGATCGATCGAGCCTTTCCACAACGCGCTTGTCCCCCGGCTGCGAATTCGCCTGCCCCTCGTGCAGCGTCAGGTGTGCGACGATGGTGCGGATGCGGGACGATCTCTGGCGGGAACTGGAGGAGCTTCACCGGCTGCAGGCGATGCAGCCGAGCCTGGATCGAGCGCAAGAGGTCCGATCGATGCAAGGTCAGCTGGAAGCCGCCGAGCGAGAATGGCGGCGGCTTCGTCCTTCGACAAGCTTCGACTGGGCTTCTAGATGGGGTCTGGACCGCACGGGCACCCGGGTCCATTAGTACCAAGTCGCGCCGGTCACCGTATTCGGCAGGAAGAACACATCCAGCCTCCTGCAAAGCGCCTGACCGGACGCCAGATCTAGTTGGCCTGGAACGCGTTCGCGACCCAGCGTCCGCCGATCTGCTGGCCATCTGCATCGATCCGCACGGCTGTCGCGGGATCAAGGTCGGTGCCATTGTACGAGCCGTAGTAGCGACCACCATCGGCGTCTTCAAACAGGCCTGCGCCGGTTGGTTGCCCGTTGACTACCATGCCGCGAAACGCCTGACCGTTACGCCACTTCAATACGCCGGCGCCTGTCATGGCACCGTTTCGAAACTCCCCGGTATAGGATGTAAGATCGGTGTCAGCATCGTCTTTGGCGAAAGTCCTCACACCATGCCCATCGGCGACCGGGAGTGTGCCTTGCAACACCAGGTTGCCTTCGTATTTTTCTCCCGTAAATTCTTCTTTCGTGCCCTGCCAGCGCTTGCTTCGCAGCACGCCGCTGAACTGGCCGGAGGCTATCGCGGGTTCACCTCGATACTCCCACACCCCCTGCGCGTTCAGCAAGCGCCTCGGCCCTTCTCCGGTCGAGCCGCCAGGCTGGAAGGTTTTCTGAGCCGCCGCCGTTCCATCGCGATACGCGGCAGTTGCCAAATCCGCAGAATCGTTGGCGGACGATATCGCGGCCTCAGCCCTGGCGACCAGAGCGGACTCCGCCGCGGTCAAGGATCGCGGCTTCACTGGCGGTAGGCCCAGCTTGTACGCCTTCAACCTGGCCTCTGAGTTGGCAAGAATCCAAGTCTTGCGCACTTCGGCGTCGCTGAGCAAAGGCGAATTCACGAGGAAGGCCCACTCCATCGCCGTCTGATCGCTAGCGTTCAGCGCAAGATCGCCGCTCTCGACGATACTCTTCATGGCCAGCGACGCGGCCTTGAACTTCTCCGCGTCCGACGAGGTTGTGAGATCCGCGAAGGTGAGCGGCATCCGCTCGGCCACATAGTCTCGCAGCGTCTTGCCATGCACGACCTTGTTGAGCAGGCCGTTCGCGATCTCGGCGCTGTAGGTCCCATCGCCGTACTCGAGCGGCTCTCCAGGCAGAGGCAGATCCGTGATGACGGTTGGCAGCCGAGCCATGCCCACGAACAGACGACCCGGGGTCCGGGCAGCCTCGTTGAAGCGGATCGATCTCTCGAGCGCATTCGATGACGCCGCATCGAATTGCAGTTGAAGGGGATTGGTGCTGTCTACACTTGCATCGAAGGTCGAAGCAATCGCAGTCTCCACGTTCTTCATTGCCGCTTGTACGAAATCCGGTACTTGCAAGTTCCGCTTTAGCAACCCTGAGGCATTCGCTGCATCGACCCCCGCGTTTATAACCGAGGTGATACGCGACTTATTTTTCTTCAGTGAAAGATACTGAATCTGAACATCGATGACGGCGCTTGCATCGTCCGGGAAAGTCGGGCCGACAAAACCATTGATAGTCTGCGAGTCCATCTTAAAGGTGAAGCCATCGCGACCGCCCGATCCCTGCTCATATCTCGCGAGTTCAAGGACGGCTATCGTCTGAACCGGCAAACCTGTACGAGCGAGAGATATAGTAGCGACAAGCGATCCAGAGTTGGACCTGTTGACAAACAACGCCCCTAGCCGCTTCCCAAGCGATTTCCGTTCCGCTTTTCTAGTCGCATCTAAGTAATTTATTTCTAAGTCAGGCGCGAAGTAGTTAACCCAAATACGCCCATAGTAGCTTTTGCTGTTGGCAGCATTGCACTGCTTGTAACTCCTCGTGTCCGCAAGATCGACGGAGCGATCGATTTGGCAGTGGGCGAAACGGTCTGGAAGCGGCGCTATGTCGGAGAGTGAGCGCCCTGGCTCGCTCGGCGGAGCCACTGATGTGGGCTGCGCCATCACAGGACACGCTCCTGCGAAGAACACAGCAGTCGCGAGAAGAACGGACGAATATCCTGATTGTACTCGCATTTTCATTGTTCGCTTTACCCCCCGGAAACGCGCAATGCAGCAATACTCTTAGGATTGACTTAGATTCTTCAAAAGTAAAGTGCCCTCAGACAAGCGAGGCAGATCGACCGCACATTCCTTTACTGCCTCAGATCGGAAATGATCCCGAGCCCTAGTTAAGGTCTGACTTGAGCCTGCTGCGGGTCAAGGGGTGCTGGGCGAGCGTGGTCGGTTGAGACCAATGCGGCTGAGCCTGGATCGAGCGCGAGAGGTCCGATCGATGCAAGGCCAGCTGGAAGCCGCCGAGCGAGAATGTCGGCGGCTTCGTCCTTCGACGCACCTTCGGGAACAAGTACCAGGATGGAGCGGAACATATCGCGCAGCGCGGCTTCACTAGGGAGCGCTACCGGCATGCTGACGTGAATGATCTGTGGACGGGCAGCTTCTATTTCGCGCGCTTCAGGCTCGGCTTCCTCATCGGTAAGGCCTGCGAGCATCATCACTTCGGCGGGATCAACCTTGTGCTCCGCCAGCACCGCAGCGATCCGGCGGGTCAACTCTAGGGGCAGCGAACCCTTCTTGTATCGGGTCGATTCGTAATTGGCGTAGGTGCCGAACGGCATCGCCAGCGCCGCAGCCATCGCCCGGCCTGTAAGGCTCGGCTGCGCTTGCTGCCTCAGCTCTCGTAATCTGGCGCCTAGGTTCCTCACACAGGCCTTGTACGAAATTTCCGTACACTTGCTCGTTTCATTTTGAGATTGACTCCTGTCCGATAATCTAGGACAGGATGCGTATGACGAAGCAAGCATCACTCTTCGACCTGTTCGGCGGTATCCGCCCGATGGCCCGTGCGGTCGCGCGGCCTTCGTCCACAATCATGACTTGGAAGAGCGAGGGTCGCATTCCCTCGTCCGAGCAGCCGCACGTCCTTGCGGTGGGTCAGGCCAACGGCCTCCCGATCACTGCTGAAGATGTCGTGTTCCCCCTGGGCCGTCCTGCCGAAGACCTACCCGCCCCCGCAGCCCCCGTCGCTTGCGATCCGCAGGCCGAAACGCAAGCGCGGGACGCCGCGTGATGGACGATCTTCGCCAAGGCGTGACGGGGGCCGGACACGCAGTTCTGGATCTCCTGGAAGCGCAACAGGCCGAGTGGGGCGATCTGTACGGTGTGACCGGTCAGCTGCGGATGGCGCATGCCCGCACCCGCAACGCGCTCTACGCGTCCGACAACCCAGCAAAGCAACGGCAGTACGCTGTGGAAGCGGCCGCCCGCCTAATCGACGCTATCGGCGAAATGGACCGAGAACTCGCGATCGATGCTCAACGGGACGCGGCGTGATGGCGTGCGAACACGTCTCCTTACCCGATGGCGGCAACGCGATCGTCTGCGGCCCACGCCGCCCGCACCAAAAATGCCGGTGCGGCCGGCGCGCGACGCTGCTCTGCGACTGGAAGATGGTGGAAGGCACTGTGCATTCCTCGGGCACCTGCTCCGAGCCGATATGCGATCGGTGCACGACGTCGCCCGCACCAAACAAGGATCTGTGCCCGGCACACGCCGCGGCCTTCGCCGAGTGGAAGGCGCGGCGGCCATGACGAAGCCGCGCGAACCCATGACCTTCTCCACCGCGATCAAGGTCGTCGCCGACCTGATCGGCATCGAGCAGGTGCGCAAGATCACCGGCGTGAGCGTGCGAGAGGCACGCTACTACACCGAGAGCGACAAGAGCCCGATCCCCACGATCGAGAAGTGCTTCGCGCTCGACACGGCCTTTCTTCAGGCCGGCGGCGGCTATGCGCCGATCTTCGAAAGCTACGAGCGGCAAATCCAGGCGGCCTGTTCCGAACCCGTCGCGTGCCGCGTCGAGCTGCTGAACCATCTGGCCACCATCGTGCGCGAATGCGGCGATGCCTGGGCCCACGTCTTACAAGCGGCACAGTCCGGCGCCACCCCGGCGCAGATCTACCGCGCCATGGTCGAGATAGAGGAGGCGGACGTCCTGTTCCCGCGCTTGCTCGGTCTCCTGAAAGCACTTCTGCCCGGTAATGGGATCAGGGCCGAAGCCACGGGGGATCACAACTGATGTCGGGCCGTCCGAACCAGCTGCCACACGTTACCTGCCCGGCCTGCGGGGGCCGCGCATTCTGCCGCTCGAACGGGAAGAGCAGCCCGCTCTTCCGCGAGCTCTACTACCACTGCCGCAATCCCGATGCGTGCGGGCACACTTT